AGGCTGAAAGCGATGCAAACGTTCGTCCGTATCGTCGAGGCCAACAGCTTCTCGAAGGCGGCGGAAACCCTGCAGCTGCCGCGCGCCTCGCTGACAGCCACCATGCAGAACCTCGAGGCTTTTCTCGGAACCAAGCTGCTGCAACGGACCACGCGCCGTCTGTCGCTTACAGCCGACGGCGCGGAATATTTCCGCCAGTGCCTGGACATCCTGGGCGCCGTCGAGACAGCCGAGAGCGCGTTCCGCGGCGCCAGTGCTTCCCGCCCCAAGGGCAAATTGCGCATCGACTTGCCCGGTGCCGTGGGCCGGCGGCTGATCATGCCGCATGTGGCCAGCTTCGCGCGCGCTTACCCGGACGTGGAGATGATGCTCAGCCTCACCGACCGCCTGGTCGACGTGGTACAGGAGGGCATCGATTGCGCCTTGCGCGTCGGCCAGTTGCAGGACTCGTCGCTGATCGGCCGCCAGATCGGCAGCATGCGCTTCGTCACCTGCGCCGCGCCTGCCTACCTTGAAAAGTACGGCACGCCGCGCAGCCTGGAAGACTTTGGCCAGCACCGCTGCGTCGTTCATTTTTCCGGCCGCACCGGACGCGCCTTCGACTGGGATTTCCTGGTCGACGGCAAGGTGGTGAAGGCCGAGTTGAACGGCAGCATCGCGGTCAACGACGCGGACGCCTACGTCAGCTGCGCCTTGCAGGGACTGGGGCTGGTGCAGTCAGCCGCCTACCAGGTGCGCGACTATCTGAAGTCCGGCGAGCTGGTGGAAGTGTTGAATGCTTATCCGCCGACGCCGATGCCGATTTCGCTGGTCTACCCGCAAGGCCGCATGGCCACGCCCAAGGTTCGCGTATTTGCCGACTGGGTCACGGAGCTGTTCCGCCAGGAGCCCGATTGCAGGCTGGGCTAGCTTGGCGCGCCGCTGATGGCGGCGTATCATGGCAAAACTTTGCAAAGGAAAACTATGGGTAGCAAGTTGCTCAGCGGAAAGTCTGCTGCCATCAGGCTTTCCCGTCATTAAGTATCGCATGTGCGAAAAACGTACAAAAAAGTATGAATTCTGAGCGCGTAAATTTCACAATCTAACAATACAGATCATGCAGCTACTACAAATTGACGTATCAGGATGCCGCTTAGTTGGTGCCACTACGCCTTTGCTTGGGATGGATGGCCCGAAACATCACGCACTTGTCCTGGGCAAAGGTGCTGTCGACGGTGAAATCTACATCGCAGAACTGATGGCTTATGGATACCAAATTGCTACCTACAAAGACTTCTATCGCCGATACGCAGCTAATGGGCAAATACACCTTTTTCGGAACCCCGGACCCGACAGCGATGCACAGGTCGTCCAACGCGCAATTGACGAACTAAGACAAGGCGGGATGGCCTACGATCTTATAATCAACAACTGCGAGAGTTTCGTAAATCGGGTAACGCATGGCGATTCGAGCAGCTCGCAAGTAGTCAACACTGTTTTGGGCATGGTGGCTTTGGCTGGTATGTACTATGTAATAAAGAACTCAAAGTAGCCGACTCTGCGCTTCCTCATTAAAAAGCCCCAAGTCTTTTCAATGCTTGGGGCTTTTGCGTTTGATACGATTTACCTGTAGGAATTCGAGGAGATCTGATAATTCGTGTCAATTAGTGTAGAGTACTGCAAATGCAGTTTGCTACCGGCTAGGAGCTGAAGGTAGCCTAGGTTAAAAATAAGTTGAAAGACGTAAAATTATTCAATTTCTCGCTCCGAAGGGAAAGCCAATGACGACCTTGAGCATCACCAACCGAGACATGCTGTATTCGCTATCTTGGTACATGTCTGCTAGGCAGACTGCGTTACGCGCTGCGCTCTCGTTCCGCACTCAACTTTCGGCTACCGATCAGACGGACATAAGAGTTCACTACTCTGGTTACTTTTTGAATCTTCTGGCAGCGACCGAACTCTTTCGTGAAACGACTACGCTGAAGTCAAAGGACTTTGAAGCGCAGTTGTATTCGCGACTTGTGTTTGATGGATTCGAGGACGGGAAAGCAAACTACTCTTACATTCGCGAACTGCGCAATGCGGTGGTTCATCGCGGATTGGACATCACGTCTGATGCACACATCGACGGCAACTTCCCAATGTTTCTAGCGAAACCGAAAATTAAAGACCGGTCCGGGAACAATACATTCGTGGCCTTTGACAAATACTTGCTGGATGTAATTGCAAAGTGCGAATCAGTGGTTGGCTCGGTGATGCTTGATTGCTTGAACGGCGCAGGCATTTTTGAAGCCACCATAGATCCAGAGGTTGCAGCTGCCGAGTACCGAGAGGGCATCGAGCAGTCGCACGCCATGCCGGACAATGTCAAGGCGATGGCCCTAGCAGTGAACTACGAGCCTGAATGGGCTGTGGCCGCCCACAGTTCTGCAATGACGAGGCTTCGCGAAGTGTTGGCCCCGTGCAATTCAGTTAAGCCTTCTGTGTATTAGAACCGATTACCAGCTGAACAGCGAACCATCGTCTGCAAGTAGCAGATCATTGCTGGTGTCTCGCTTCGCCTTTGCCGTGACCTTGGCAGTCGCTGCACGACATTCCACGTACTGCCAATCATAACGATCCTCGTAGACTTTCTTCTTGGCGATGTAATCCCACTGTAAGCTGCGGATTACGCGTGTCATTACATGATAGCGTTGACCCACGACAAGCACAGTCTTGTCGAATTTGCTCTCCGCTGGTATCTTCCACTTCTCAGATTGACCATTTCCTGCCAGGTCATAGTAAACCGTCTTGTTAGTGATCTTGGTGATCACGATGTCCAGATTGCGTGCTTTCAGTTCAGTCTTCATTTTCCTTTCTCCAGTTAAACGAGCTACATGTCTCGCGTACATGGTTATTTAACGGAAACCGTCGATTTTGATGAAATAGCGCGTCAAAACTGTCGATCTGGTTCGTTGTGTGTTGGCACTTTGTCAATCTTCGCTTGATGGGCCATGAACCTGAATGCCTAATAGCGTTACTGCGATGACGCAGCAACTTAACGGAGAACATGAAAATGGCAACCAAAAGCGCAACCAGCATTCCAGCTACCCCAATCAACGAACAGGCTGCGCCAGTTGTAGAGCAAGCGGTTCTGAGCTTCCTCGACCAACTGACCACACTTGCAACCCCGATTACTGATCTCTCGGAAGTTGCAGCTAAAAAAGACCCGCTCCTGGGTGCGCGTACTAAGTTTGCTGCAAACTGCGATGAAGCAATCAAGTTGATCAAAGCTTCTGCGGACACTGCCAAGTTCTTCCGCAAGCTTCCAGACGGCTACCTGATCAATTTCCGCAACGGCAACCGCTCCATGGAATTGAATGGTGCTGCTTACTTCAAAGTGCCAAATGCAGTCGCGGCCATCAACCTGATTGAAGCAGCCAAAGCAGCAAGTGAAACCGGCGAGTTGGATAAGGCCTTCCGAGATAGCGCGCGGGAGCCAAAGAAACCGAAAGCTGAAGCTGCACCAGCAGCCTAAACGACCAATCGATTAACTGAACAGCGGCGAAAGCCGCTGTTTTCGTTTGGCCAGCAGAATGACACCTGAAGTCACTCTTCTGTTGATGGCTTGTCAACCTGGCGTTCCAATGTGGTATGGCAGCAGTTAAACCAACCGGGAACAGCAAAATGGACCAAGCGCAAATCGACAAAGCGTTCTTTATTGAATACATGGATTACATTGACGTAGGCGCGACAGAAGCCGAAGCGTTAATGCAAGTTGCGACTACCAATGGACTGACTTGTGGCGACCTATACGACGCATTGCTGCGCGAAGGTTTGCATAACCCATGCGGATGTTCGGACAGCTATTACTAAATAGACTTGGCAGTTTACTGTTGTGTAGGGCACTAGAGAAAGGGATTCCTCTAGTGCCCTTTTTCATGACTATCGCTACCTGATAGGGAGCTGAGAATAAATACCTGAGACAACAGGAGTCCTTATGACAACCATCACCCTTATCAAGCAACTCAAAAACTGGCTCAACGGCAAATTGGTGCCAGGTCGCTTGGTCCGAAAGACAAATCCGTTAGAAATCACTGAAGCGGATGCGCCATCAGCTAACAGCGCAATAGCTAGTGCAACCGCACAAGCGAAATCCGGTCACTTGGTACAGGCCGCAGCCGCAACGCACCATCAACTTGCCTACGCCAACGCATTGCGGCAGTACCATCAAGCGCTGCAAAATACCTATACTCCCGTCTATCAAGGATTACTACACGAACTGCCTGATCGATTCGCCAGCTACAAGGAAAAGATCATGCCCAAGCTTCAAGAGCAAGGCTATTTGTATTTCCGGGCTGCCAGCAGCAATGAATACCAGATGCACGAAGAATGGTGCCACCAGCATTGCGACTCACCTACGCTGCCACATTGCGATGTCTGGCAGTTTGATGCCCAGTATCCACGCGCATTCAAGAACGAAACCGATGCAACGATGTTTGCACTGACGTTCGACACAATCAAGATCGACACCAAAAAATAACTCCGTAGTCTCCCCAAAACCTGAAAATGCCCGGCACTCCCGGGCATTTTTTACACGTCACGTTATGTTTGATAACCGGCCCGCACGGCATTAAACTCGCGACCCCACACTCACGAGGCCACTGCCATGCTCCATTTCAGCGTATTCGAAGAAGCACAAAAAATCCGTGATCTACTAATCAGTAATCCTCCGCAAACTCCAATGTTATGCAATGACGACGATCTAAAGGCCTTGCCATTCAAGCCAACCGATCTGGGTTTTTTTATCCTTCTGGTCCCAGGTAAAAAGAATGCCCTGACCGGTAACTTCACCTACGTGGCAGATGAGCGTATGCGTGATCAAGCACGAGCATTTGTGACCTGCCATACTGTCCAGCAGTTAGACGAAAGACTTTTGTTGGTCAGTACCGCCTGCACTTGGGATGTAGTGCCTGCCAAAGTCAAAGCAGCAATCGCATTGGGCTATGGCGCAATGGCTTTCACTACACCTGAGCGATTGCAGATACTTGGTGAGAATCCGCAGCACATGAAATGAATAAGTGGGCTTTCGTTGTATCTTGATACGGTTATTGATTTCTAGATGCCACGGCAGCACACTCCAGACAACTAATAGGGAGGGTCAAATGATTAAAATCGCATCAACGACATTCGTAGTGCTGGTTGTCATCCTCATCCGTTTAAGTTTGCTACCATCTACTCAGGCAAACCAAGACTCAATAAACATTACGGGTTATTGTCTGTTCATCTGGTTCTGCGTAGTCGGCAGCTACTTAGCATGGAAGCTACTGCTGATCATGGTAAGGCAACTGGGAGCAGCAATACGAGGCAAGTAAGCATGACAGTTCCAGCGTACCAAGGTCCACATGCATGTGGACTTTTTTACGAATGGATCACATTAATCAACTACTAAAAGTCATTGTACGAAAGAGCACAATGCTAGGAAAGGAGGAGTGGCGCGGATGACAGACGTGAGCTCTTTCCGCAACGAAATCGATTGTTGACTGGAGGGCAAAAGAGTTTTGATTTTTTATGACTATTGGCTGAGGAATAAGTGCTCTAAGATGGTCGTTGGAAACAGAAAACATTAGCTTGGCACTCATTCATAAGTGCACATTTTGAAGCAAAAACTTCTGTTGGCGAATTGTATTTTTAGAGATTCCTAAACCTAACGTGAGTCCATCCCAAGCGACTCTGGCAGGTTTGAAACTCGTTCGGTGAATTGAATCGGTTGTAAAACTTTTAGTGCGTGGGGGCCTTATGTTGACGCTTCACTTATTCAATTTTTTGCAAAGACGCCACGCGAAGCGTGATTACCTCATTCGGAAGGCTGAACGCGAACGAATTGCGCGGGTATTGCATGATACTTTTTTACAAGGCATTCATGCCATGGTATTGAAATTCGATTCATTGCTATCGGAGATGCCTGTCGAATCTCCTGGCCGAGCAAAACTCGAGAGCACGCTACTATTCGCAGAGCAATTGGTGCAGGAGGGGCGTGATGAGATAGCAGAACTTCGTTCGATGGAATCGAGTGAGGTTGATCTTGGCTATGCGCTTAATAAAATGGGTGTCTTGTTGCTGGAAGACTGTGACATTCGCTTTAAATTGTGCTGCGATAGCAGCGATAAGACAAGAGCGCTATTTCCTCAAGTTCACCGTCAAGCCTATTTCATCGGACTAGAAGCAGTCAAGAATGCATTTCATCATGCCAAGTCGAGAACTATTCAAATAGTACTCAGTTATGGTAAGGATCAGTTCACTATGCGGGTTATTAATGACGGCAAGGGTATGCCGAGTGAAATAATCGCTGCGGGCGGACGTAAAAACCATTGGGGCTTGTACGGCTTTTTCGAACGGGCAAAGTTGGTTGGTGGCGAAATCGCAATTGAAAGTGATGCTTACGGCAGCCAAGTTACTTTGAAGGTTTGCGCATCGAAGGCATACAGCGCGTAACCACTGCTAGTTAAATTGCGAAAGCAGAAGCGGCTATCTATCCCCTATCAAGTAACTAACCGAAATGCAGAGGGCGGGCCATTCACTCACCAATGAGGCTACGCGACCCACGTTGCTGCTGTGCAACAGTCACCAAACGTGTCGAGCAACGTTCAGCTACCCTGTGTCGAATCATGGCGTTTGACGCAGCCAGTGACGCCTGGTGACGCCGTATGACGTGTTGCGAGCCAGCTAACCCTGTCGTAGGCTATCAGGGCATGCTGTAATGTCGGTCAAACCGACAAGTCCTTTTGTGCATTATTTGCACACGACGTGCGATTGCCATGTAAGTGCTTGATACAAAAGGCATTCTGGCGAGGTCAGTAATACTATGTTTATTGCGCAGGTCAGGTGCAGGACGCAGCTGAGTCGCGTAAGCTCATGTTTCCTATGATGTTCCTGCACTTATTCACAATTTTAGACCAGCCTGTGAATAACTCCCCATACCTTGATCCCGAAAATGACATGCTGCACTGCTTAGCTGCTAGGTGGTAGGCGGCATCAACCAAAAATTCGACTTACATTGTACTTTCGCATTACTTTAACGGCTCGAAAGGCTTTGGAGAACCGTGGAGGCACAACTGAATCAGTTCATAAACGAGATCGTTGCTGCTGACCGCGTTCTTGAGATTTTTATCAAAATACACTTGATTTACAATGTTCTTCCTCAACTCCAAAGGGAGTTCATCAAAATTCACCATCGCCAAGGCATTCTCTGGCGGAAGACCAGCGTTACGAGCTGTAATTGCATTGTTATAGGAATGCGCTATGAAGATACATCGTTTATCCTTAGGCATCTCTTTCACGTCATCCGCTGACCATGCGGAACTCGATAAACAATGTAATGCTAGAAGAACTAGGCTCATTGAAAACTTACTCATGGAAGATTTTCTCCGTTCCTATCGACATTGGGTAATCTAGTTTGGGTCGAGTCCACCCTCGCAGTTCTGGTTTTGTACGAAAAGCCCGTTCGCCATGCAAACAGGCTTTTTTACAGGAACGTTAGCCGACTTTACACCGCAGTGCTTCAGCAGTGACTGCAGCTCCGTCCAGTCCGCTTGTTCCTGTTGATAATACGAAGACTGCATTGCCACCACGACGCGCAACCTCATTGATTGCCTTATTCATCGCGTTAGAGGCTTTATTCAAACCCAGTTGCTGGTCAGTGCTGATGATACCCAGAGACTCACAAGACTCCTTTTGAGTAGCGGTAACAAGACGTACCTTTTCAGCACTGCTATCAAGCTGCGTCGCACAGCCGGACAGGAATACTGCGACGATTGAAAATGCAATGATGATAAATTTTTTCATTTTTGTAATTAATGTTGTGGTATCCGTGCCTAGCTAAACGCATTTGAACTGCAACTCAGTTGAGCCAAGTTTCCCGATCGCTGCTGGAGTAGTAATTACATTCAATGTCTGAACCTCACGTCCCTTAGCGCGGCAGAAAGTGTTTGCTTCTGTGTAGACCTCAGCTTTGTTGGATAGCGAAACTCCGAGGCCCGGGGAACCATCCTTCTTACCAATCATGTATGTGTCCTGATCGATGGGGATGACGCCAGTGCTTGCGCAGCCGGTTAGCAATGCAGCACTAAGGACGGAGATAAAAATCGTATTCAAGGACATCTTCAGGCCTTAACTTTTGCCGTTTGCAAGTCTGCACCAGATGCGATCAGCTCTTTCACCCATCTCGGCTGGCGACCACGGCCACTCCATTCCTGCGAGCTATCATGTGGGTTGCGGTACTGCATGGCGACTTTGCCAGTCTGCTTGCGAACGACACTGCCATTACCGATCAGGTCTTTGAGTGGCATACCGAGTCGATGAGCGATTGCGTAGATTTCATTGCGGGCTGCTTCAACTTCTTCCTTCGCCCGCTTCTTTTCTTCCGCCGTTACCCTTACAGACAAATCCCGCAGTTCGGCCAAGCTCATTTTCGACAAATCCATTTGCAATCCTCCGAGTGAAATTAGCCGTAATGATGGCACACATTGGCTGCGACTTACAAAGAAACGTCAGGTTCTAAACTTAGGTGGTGGTTTGCCTGCTGCTGCACGATTCTTGATCAACATCTTACGCTTGTAAGCCTTCCAACTTTGCCCCATCCGCCCATCATTGCGACGTTTCCATTCACGTTCGGTGCGGTTCAGCATTGGCATCCATCTGGGACTAGGGCCAACACTCGCAAAATGCATGGGACTGGCTATCTCTGCTTTCCAGCGGTTGATGATGTCCTGAAATGGCATGTTGAGTTGATCCCAATAGCCAGATTTCCAAGCTGCTTCAAACATCGCCAGTAGCACCAATTCCTGTTGTCTCGCCTCCTGTTCTCGTTCCCAGAAGCCTTCACTGAACAAGTCAGTTGGCAGTCCCAGGTCACGTAACCGCTTCATGTTCTGCATCCGCACGCTGCGCAATGCGCGTCTGTCGCCTTCCTTCATAGGTTCCTCCTAAATAGCTCGTGGCTCCAGGTGAGCCGATGAGGTATTTACGTGGAAGACAGCAATAAACCGACCAAGGCGGTCGCGGAGATCAGCGCCGAAACGCTGACCAAGTTAGCAAGCCGAGAAGAGGACATTCGCCAGAGCGGATTGATCGACATCTTCGAACAGCACTTGCCAGCCATTCCCCAAGATTACGTGTTCAAGAACCGGGATCGCCAATTTGTCGCTGACGCACTCAATGTCGCATTTGATCTGATTGGTGGCATCCCGCGACTTGCCCAGTATGGACATGAAAATCCGGGCGAGTTCTACAAGCTTTACGCACGCCTATTACCAGAAGCCGAGAAGAAAGAGTCAGGTCCGGCAGTCGTGCAGGTATTCCACAACGTGCCCGCTTCCGCGCTAGACATGGGTGATGTGGTTGACATGGACGATGACGAAGATGAGTAACGGAGTTCAAACCGTCCATCTTCCTTACGTTCCCCGCCCGGCATTCCTACCTTTCCATAATCGCAACAAGCGCAAGACGGTAATCGTCGCCCATCGCCGCGCCGGTAAGACGTACAGCGTTATTCAGGACTTGGTTGCTCGTGCGCTCAACTTCCAGAAGAAGAATGGCAAGACGGGCAAGTTGTTCGGCAAGCCCATCTTTGCCTACTTGTGTCCATACAAGGGGCAGGCGAAGAAGGTTGCTTGGGAATACCTGATCGAATTCACGAAGGCAATCCCCGGCATCAAGAAGAACGAGACCGAACTATGGATCGAAATCCCGACAGTAACCGGCGACAAGGCCCGCATCTTCCTCGCCGGCGCTGACAACCCAGACAACCTGCGTGGTCTGTACTTCGATGGCGTCGTGCTTGATGAATACGGCGACATGAAACCAGAGGTCTATAGCACTGTCATTCGTCCGGCCCTTTCTGACCGATTAGGTTGGGTTGTGTTCATGGGCACGCCAAAGGGCAAGAACGACTTCTACAAGCGCTGGCAGCTCGCCCAGCAAAAGCCCAACGAATACTTTTCCATCTGCCTAAAGGCCAGCGACAGCGGCATTCTGGACCCTCGCGAAATCGAAGACATGAAGTCTGAGATGGAAGTAGAGGAGTGGGAGCAGGAGCTTGAGTGTTCGTTCGATGCCGCGTTCCGTGGTTCGTTCTACGGCAAGCACATTGCAGTTGCTCAATCACAGAACAGGTTTCGCAGTCTGATCGATAAGCAATGCCCATACGGGTATGTGGTTGGTGAGCCTGTATCACTTGCGATGGACTTGGGCCGCGCCGATGCGGCCGTAATCTGGTTCTGGCAAGTGATCAATGGTGAAGTCCGTTTCTTCGACTACTGGGAGCAAAGCGGGTTCGATGCCGAAGAGGTATGCGACATGCTTGCGCTGAAACCGTACACCTATGAAGCTGTCTGGCTTCCGCATGATGCCAAGCACCGTACGTTTCAGACCAAGCAGTCTGTCATCGACACCTTCATGGCGCATGACCTGCCAGCACGCATTGCACCAGACCCAGACGCGGGCCGCCGCATCATGCATGGCATCGACGCGGTACGAAAATTCCTGCGACTCGGTAACTTCGCCATCGATTCCGACAGGTGCCATCGCGGCATCGAGGCGTTGAAAAACTACTCAAGAAAATTCAACCGTACTTCCAACACGTTCGGCAGCGATGCCGACCACAACGAGTGGTCACATGGTGCCGATGCATTCCGCTATGCAGTGCTGTCTATCAGCGATGACGACATTGGCCGTTCAATCGAGCGGGCGCGTGATCGCCAATACCGCATCGACAATCCCAATCAGGTAAATACCAGACGCATGACCTTTGACGAGGCGTTAGCTGCGCGTGACCGCCAGCTTGCAGCCCGATCAAGCAATTTAAGTCGAGCATACGACTAAGACATTAAGTGCGCGCAAGACGCACGGAGACCAGATGATCACCGATAAGAACGATAACGAAGGGATGGACAGCGGGGTCAGCGAAGCCCCATTTGACCACGATCCAGTCCTTACGCAATACCAGACTGAAGCCGAGCAGGACAAGTGGCAAAAGGGTTTAGAGGCATGCCGCAAGGAGCGCAAAAGCTTCAACGAGGAAGCAGTCAAGTCGCTGAACCGCTACGGCGATGTACGTAAGGATGGTTACGCCAATTCCAAAATGTACAACATCTACTTCATGAACACGGACATCAAACTTGCCGCCTTGTATGCGAAAACGCCAAAGCCCGACATCAAGCGCCGCAATGACGACAGCCAGGACGACGTGTCGCGTGTCGCTGCCTTGATCTTGCAGCGCAATCTCAGCTACGAAATGGACAACTGCAATTTTGACGACACGTTCAAACAAGTGCTGTTCGATAACGTGGTAACGGGCATTGGCGTTAGCTGGCTGCGCCAGGAGCAGGAAGAGCAGCATCAGGCTGACGTTATCGATCCGACGACCGGTATGTTGATGCCGCAGCCGCCAATGATCACGCATCAGGAAGCTTGTACGGATTACGTGGCGTGGGATGACTTCTTCTGGAGTCCCTGCAAGGTGTGGAGCATGTGCAGTTGGGTTGCTCGTCGTATCCCGATGACCAAGGAGGCAATCAAGGCGCGCTTCGGCGATAAGGTCGATGGCGCCGTTTTGAAGGAGATCGCGTACAGCACCAAGTCGGAATCGCAGGATTCCAGCAAGACAAAACTGAATCCGCAAAACCAGACAGAGCCGACTGCTGATGTATACGAAATCTGGGACAAGCAGCGCGAGTTGATTTTCTGGGTTACCGAGTCGTCACCAGTGCCTTTGGATGTGCAGGAAGACACGACCAACTTTGAAGGATTCTATCCGACACCGATGCCGCCACTTGGCCGCTTCACCACATCCAATACCATTCCGATCAGCGATTACCATCTGGTCAAAGGCAAGTATGCGGAACTGGATGAATTGAACCAGCGCAGTACCGCATTGACGAAAGCCCTTGGCGTGCGATTTGTGTACGACGCCGCCAGCCCCGAAATAAAAGAGCTGTACACGAGCGTTGCGGAGAACTCCGGTATCGGCGTCAAGAACTGGGCGTCATTCGCAGGCGACAAGGGCGGCTTGGCTGGCAGCATCCAATTTGCACCGCTAGATCAAATCGCCAGTACGTCAGCTATCGCAACACAGCAGATCGAGCAGATCAAGGCCCAGATTTACGAGGTGGAAGGCATCAGCGACATCATGCGCGGCCAAGCGACGCCGTATGAAACCGCGACAGCAACCACGGCAAAAAGCCAGCAGTCGTTTGGTCGCTTCGCTGGCCGTCAAGCCGATGTCGCAACCTACGTGGCGAAGCTGTTGCGTCTTAAAGCGCACCTGATGTGCAAATTCCACGATCCAGCCTTATTGGCAAAACGCGCCATGCCGCTGTCGCCAGCCGATCAGCAGTTCATCGGTCCTGCGCTGCAGCTTCTGCAAGATGAGCAGATGAGCAGCTTCCTATTGAGTGTCAGTGTGGACAGCTTACAGCTCGATAACTGGAATACCGAAAAAGCCGAACGTAGCGCATCCCTTCAGGCGATTACTGGCCTGTTGGGTCAGATTCTTCCGGCTGTTCAGCATACGCCTGAGATCGCACCGTTCGGCCTTGAGATGATCAAGTGGGCTGTCAGCGGCTTCAAGGGCGCGCAGCCGGTCGAAGGCATGATCGATCAGACCTTACAGCAGCTCATGCAGGCTAAACCTCCAGGCGCTCAAGGTCAAGGCGCACCTAAGCCGCCATCACCTGACGATGCCAAGGCACAAGCGATCACGCAAAAAGCGCAGATCGATTTGCAGATCTCGCAGATGCAAGAGCAGACCAAAATCCAGATCGCGCAGATGCAAGCCCAGCTGAAGCAGCAGGAAATGCAATTGGCGCAGATGCAGAACGAGCGCGATAGCCAATTACGGGAAACCCAAGTGCAGCTTCGCCAAGGTGAGTTGGCCGCGAAGGTCGCTCATGAACAAGCCGCGACGATCCTGACCCACTCAGCGGCACTCATGAACTCCAAACCACCATTTACAGGCCAATAAGCTATGCCGACCTACGTATCACGATGCCATACATGCGACGAATCGTATGACTACATTCGCAAGGTCGCTGACCGACACCAAACACCTGAATGCTGCGGCGTCCCAACTGTGATGGGGCTTACCACTCCGGCCATTGGCGCGATGTCGTTCAGTGGTCACAAGGGCTTTCACATGCCAGATGGGAAGCAGGGCGGCAAAGGCACTTGGATTGAATCCGGCAACGACTACAAGAAGTACCTGCGCGACAACAACAAGATGCCAGCTCACGAAGCGGAGTCGGAAGCCAAAATCCAAAAGAAAAACATCGCAGCAGCCGACGACAAAAAGCGCCGTGATGCAGTAATCAAAGTGGTGACGCAGCAAGCACCTTAAATAGTGCGGTCCACATAGTGTGGGCAAATAACAATAAGAGAGACACCATGGAAGACTCCAAAATCAACAGCGTAGAGCTGGAAGACGGAATCACGACCAACGTCCCAGAAGTAGCAGCAATCGAAGTAGCTGCGCCGGAAGCCGTTGAGTCGCCTGAGCCGAAAAATCTGCGCGATGCAGTAATGAAGGCGTTTGAAAAAAACGCAGATAAAGAAATCGTGGCGGAAGCCGCAAGCGCAGAACCCGCGAAAGAAGTAGACCCGATTAGCGGTCGCGAGATTGAACCGATCCGCGCACCCAGCACCATGACGCCGACCTTGCGTGAGAAGTGGGGCACCGTCCCGCGTGAATACCAGAAATTCTGGGTTGACCGCGAACGCGACATGCAGGTAAAGCTTCAAGAGACAGCCGACCAACGCAAGCTGGCTAAAGACTTTCATCAAGCCGCCGAACCCTATCAAGATACGTTCCGCCAAAATGGCGTTAGCGCGGTTGAACACGCAAAGGACTTGTTCAGCATGTCTCACCAACTGCACACTGGCAATGCCCAACAAAAGGCACAAATCATTCACAAACTGATGGTGCAGTTCCAGCCAGACGCGCAAACCTTAAGTCATCTGTTTAATGGCGGGCAAGTCCAGCCGGTCCAATCGGCACAGCCAGCTCCCAGTGTTGATGAGTTGGTTAATCAGCGCCTTCAAGCCCGCGAGGCAGAACAGCAGCAAGCCGCCATTCAAGCCTCCATTGATCAGTTCAAAGCTGATCCCCGTTATGAATTCACCGATGACCTGGGTGAGTTGATGGGCAAGGCGATTGAAGCTGGTTTTGTAAAAGGCGACGACTTCCCGACATTGTTCCGCAATGCATACGAGTTCGCTGCGAATCAGCATCCAGAAGTAAAGCAGATTTTAGCCAATCGCGCCGCTGACTTGTCGGTTCAACCGACAACCGTTAAAGCGAAAGCAGTTCAAAGCGTCAAGCCTTCGCTAGCTTCCAATGGCCGAGGTGGTCAAACACAACCACGTCCAAAGAGTATGCGTGAAGCGGTCGAATTGGCCTGGAATAAGCATACCGGCGAGTGAACGGCCGACAACATCTTTACTAAATAGATGCAAATTACAAACACACAAAGGAGATTGATCAAATGACTGTTTCGCTATTTTCTTTGACTGTGGCGCGAGGTGCCGAAGTGCCAGTTGTCGATCCAAGATTGACAGCACACATCGAGTACTCGTCGCGTGTCGATACACAAGGCCAAGGGCCAGCCGAGCAAGCTGATCAAAGCACTAACGCAACTGCACTGGATGCGCATCCAGACAGCACGAGCGACAGCGCCGCGACAGTTGCAACCGCACCCGGCGGCGATGCGTAGAGATTCGATTAGAAACGGTCGCTTCGTCTACTAAGGACAATAAAAATGGCATTCCCAAATCTTAGTGACCTCGCGGCAACCACCATCGAATACCGTTCGAAGGACATCGCCGATAACGTCACCCAACATAACGCCGCACTTCGTGCAATGAAGAAAAGCGGTGGTTTCGCCACCTTTGATGGTGGTACTTACATCAACGAAAACCTGTCGTTTGCAGAAAACGGCAACGGTGGTTCGTACAGTGGTTACGACACGCTACCAACAGCAGCCGCTGACGTAATCTCAGCAGCCCAATACGGCTTCGCGCAGTACGCGGTGCCAGTGACCTTCTCCGGTCGTGAGACGCTGACCAACAGCGGTAAGGAAGCATTGATCGACCTCGTAGAGGCACGCGTCAAGGTCGCTGAAGCAACGATGCAAAATCTGTTGAACCGACACTTCTATCTGGATGGTACGGGCAACAGCGGCAAGAACATCACCGGCTTGGCTGCTGCTATTCCGCTGGCTAATACACTCGGCACTTACGGCGGTATCAGTCGTGTTACGTCAACCTTCTGGCGTAATCAGAAGTATCAAGCTTCCGTTGATGGTGGCGGTGTAGCGGCCACCGGTACTGCGTTGATCAGCCAGTGGAACACTTTCGTTCAGAGTATGTCACGTGGCGCTGATCGTCCGAAACTGATCTTGGCATCACCAGCTGTGTACTCCCTGTTCAACTCCGGTCTGCAAGTCATGCAACGTATTTCAGATGCGGGCATGGCTAACGCAGGTTTCGCCCAGTTGCAATTCCAAGACATCCCAGTTTTCTTCGACTCGAACGCCTCTGGTATTAGCGCGCAGTCTGCTTACTTCCTGAACACCGATTACATGAAATGGCGCACCCACAAGGATCGCAACATGATCGCTCTGGATGACAAGAACGCAGTCAATCAGGATAGCACTGTCAAGACCTTGGTATGGGCAGGTAACTTGACCATGAGTGGTCCGCAGTTCTCAGGTATCTACAGCAATACGTAATCCGCTTTGATCTCCTTTAAGGGCTCCTTCGGGAGCCTTTTTGTTGGCTGGGTAAATAGGAGAGCAGAGCAATGACGCCACTGCTGTTTGCCACCAGATCGGAGAGCCGCGATAACAAGCGTTACTCGCTCCATCATGGCAGGAGAAATTAATGAATACAGATACCAACCTGAACGAAATCAACCTTGATGTAGCAATCGCCAACCAAGGTGGCATCAACCGATTCGCAGAAGAAGAAACACGCGGCGTTCGTGACCCACGAACTGGCCGAATGATGAAGCACGCAGACTACGGCGACGACACAGGGCTAAACGTCAAATTCACCGTCGAATCGGTGTTTTCCAAGCGCGAGACGTATTTTGCTGGCGGCGTGCCGAAGTACATCGACATGGATTTCATCACGATCACGATACCGGGCAATCGCGATCTGATCGTGCATGCGCCAGTGACCGACTTCTACGAATGGCGTTTTCCTCTGGAGTACGCACAGTTCAAGCAAGGACAGAGCGCAGTCGTGATCGGCACTCCATTGGACTTGTGGCCCGCTATGCAGCCGGCGCAAATCGCTGAGTTGAAGCATCAAGGCATTCGCACGGTTGAACAGCTTGCCGACCTCTCGGACAGTTCAAGCGGCGTCCTGCGCGGTTTCTACGCCATGAAGCATAAGGCCAAGCAGTTTTTGGAAGACGCGAAAGACAAGAACGCTACAGCAATTGTCCGCGTCCAGATGGAAGAGCAGGAAGCTCGTCACAAGGCCGAACTCAAGGCGATGGAAGATCGCTTCGCTGCCATGTTGGCGCAAGCGATTCCGAAGGAATCCAAGACGGCATCAACTAAATAAGGATTTAACGAGGCGACACAACAACATGGTCCAGAAGACCCTTTTAGAGATCGCGAAGACGATCACCACTGAGCTTGGATTTCCAGCGCCGACCACTGTTGTGTCGTCTACCGATACCAACATTTTGAAGTTGCTTGGCATGATCCAAGCAACTTGCGACGACTTACTTCGCGAGTTCGACTGGCAGGTTTTACAGACACGCTACACCTTTACCACGACTCCCGGAGTTGATAACTACCCGTTTCCAACTGACGAAGAGCGCTTCATCGGCAGTACGTTCTTTGACCAGAATAATCGCTGGCCGATGATGGGGCCGTTGACCGGGCCTGAGTGGGAACAAGTCAAGGTATCGCAACTGGCATCCAGCCCATTTATTCGCTATCGAATAATGAACAACAGGATGTTCCTGTATCCCGTACCCGGATCGACGCCCTACACATTCGTCTACGAATACATCAGCAATGCGTATTGCACTAGCAGCGCTGGCGTTCCTCAAAGCGCGTTCCTGCAGGATAGCGACAAGGTCGTTCTTGACCATCGTTGTGTGACCTATGGCGCGAAGCTGAAATGGCTGGCAAGCGTGAACATGGATACCACTGCGGCATTGGTCGATTACGCCCGTGCTTTGGAATACGCGAAAAGCACCGACACCGCGCCACGTAGTTTGAACATCTGCGGTCGCACTGGCGGCATCCCGTTGCTCTCGACTGCCAACATTCCAGATACCGGCTTTGGTGGCGTGTAATGGGCAAAACGTCATTCACGCCGCAACAGCGCAGTGCGCAAAACGTGCAGATGCCCGCGCCATTCCGAGGCATCAACACGCTTGATCCTTTGCAGTCCATGGACCCAAGCTATGGCTTAAGCATCCAGAACTTCGTCGCCACCAATCAGGGCTTGGCTGTACGACCTGGCTATCGCAAATGGGCGACTGGTTTACCGGGAACGGTCACTAGTTTGCTCACGTATCACGGACGTTCCAATGGTGCCAGCAGATTGTTTGCTTGCAGTGGTAGCGGCATTTACGACGTGACCAGCGGCGGCGTCGTGGGCGCGCCTGTCGTGTCTGGACTCAGCGCCACGAACAACTACTGGCAAAGCGTCGTGCAGACGTACACGCAGTCGTCAGCGAGCTATCTAGTAGCCGTAAATGGCGCCGATGCGCCGCGTCTGTACAACGGCTCCGTGTGGCAAACATGCACTCAGGTCGCAAGCCCTGCGGGCGTCGGCCAGTTCGCGGCAACTGACGCCAATTCCAATCCAGTGAACATTAGCAATTTCGTTGATGTCGTGCTGCACCAGCAGCGTTTGTGGTTTGTCGCGAACAATACGACCGTCGGCTATTACTGCGACATCGCACAAGTCGGCGGGGCGTTGCATCCGTTGGATTTCGGCCCGTTCTTCCCAAATGGCGGCAAGCTGCAAAAGCTTGCAACGTGGACGATGGATAGCGGCGGATCGAGTGGTACGCAGGCGATGCTGGTCGGCGTTTCCGACAAGGGCGATGTCGTTGTTTTCCAAGGCACGAACCCATCCAGTGCAACGGATTGGACGATGATCGGCCAATACAAAATTGGTTCGCCAGTTGGCCGTCGATGCACCACGCAGTATGAAGGCGACTTGCTCATCTTGACTCAAGATGGCTTGAACCCGATGAGCAAATACCTACAAAGCGCACGCGTCGAAAGCTCATCTGCACTCACGTACAAAATCTCTCCGACCATCAGCAATCTGGTTGCTTCGCTTGCCAATACGCCGGGCTTTGAAGCGTCGGTGTACCCGGGAGAGAACATCATGCTGCTGAACATTCCGCAGAGTCTGCAAGCGAACAATTTCCAGTTCTGCTTCAACACCATCACTCAGGGCTGGACACAATTTACCGGCTGGCCTGCACAGTGCTACGGCCTATTCAACGACGCGTTCTACTTCGGTGGGACTGGCTTCGTTGCACTCGCGTTTATCGGCTATCAGGACGGCGCAGACATCAATGGGGCAGGGGGCAACAACATCATCGCCACGGCCATGACCGCGTTCAGCTCCATGGATGCAGCCTTCGGCAGTGGCGTCGTCAAGCACGTCAAGCAGGTAAAGCCGTTTCTGGTCACTGGCAGCTCAAGTCCAAACGTCTTTGTGGGCGTTAACACGGACTTTAACCTGACTCCGATCATTGGCAGCGCGACTGTCAATCCGGCAACTGGCGCAGTCTGGGATACCGCAAGATGGGACGACCCCAGCACGACATGGGTAGGCAGTCTCACTACTGTGAATCGTTGGACGGGCGTCGCTTCGTACCCAGGTACGTATGCGGCGGTCACGGTTTCCGTGAGTGCAACCGCCGACACTCTTTGGAGCGCGACCGATTTGCTGGTTGCGCCGGGCGGGCCATTCGCATGACAAGTAAGCGCGTGATCATTACCGACCAGCGGCACGCACCGCTGTTCCTGAAGTGGATGCAGGAGCGCATTGGCTGTGTGGGCGACTTCAATGCGAGCGAGTGCCGCACGATCGCGCATGTAGTCATGCACGAGGATCAAGCGCCGGAAATCCTCGCTGTCGTTGCCATCAATCGATGGAGTCCTTTCGCATGCGAGGGAAACATTGCCAGCAACGGCTCGCGTCGTTGGCTTACTCGCGACTTCGCTTTCACGGTCTACGACTTCGTTTTCCGCCATGCAGGCAAGACCCGTTTCAACTTTACGGTGTCGGTTGATAACACGGCAGCGATCACCATGCACGAGAAACTAGGCCATGTCTACGCTGCGTGTCTGGCAGATGCGTTTGGCGAGGACAAGGATGCGTTGATCTACGGATTGACGCGAAAACAATGGTTGGCAGGCCCATGGTCAAAGCCTTCAAAACATCAGGAAAAATGAAATGGGCCAAGGCACATCAACACCACCAGAACCGGCAGCACCAGCAGCACCAGCAACAGGTGCAGCTAATTCGTCTGCATTGAACGACAACCAAATGAAGGCGATAACGATGATCTTGTCGCAGTTGGGTAAAGGCGGCGGCGCAATGCCAGTCGGATCACAGCAGCAAGCCCGGCCAGCCATGCAGATTCAAACGATGCAAGGCGGCACGATGTTCAATCCAAATCAGCAGCGGTAATTCATTTGTCGGCAACGACAGAAAGGGGTGTCACCACTCACTAAATAGCAACTGAACACATTATGGAAGGACGCAGAGATGTCCAAAGGATCAGCACCACCAGCACCCGACTACAAGGGCGCAGCGCAGGAAACCGCACAAGGCAACCTGCAAAACTTGAACGCCCAAACGGCAGCTAACCGTCCCGACCAATACACGCCTTGGGGTTCGTCTACCTGGACAAGTACCAAGAATGCTGACGGAACTGATAAGTGGACGCAAAACTTATCATTGACTCCGCAAGAACAAGCGGCTTTGAATTCGCAGCAGCAGGTTCAACAAAATCAGTCGCAGCTTGCCCAGAATTTGCAGCAACAAGTCGCAAGCCAGATGGCGAACGGCTACAAGCCGCCTGACATGTCTTCCTATTTGGGTGGTGTAGGTGGAGTCAATAGCAATTTCCAAAACTTCAATCCGCCTTCTGGTCAGGTAAAAACCGATCCGGGCGCGTACACATCAGGTGCTGGCAACGTCAACCTGAATGCGCCCAAGTATGATCAGGCGACAGCAGATGCAGGAACCCAAGCAGCCTACAAGGCAGCGACCGGCTTGCTTACCGATGGATGGCAGCAAGACCAAAACAATCTCGATTCCAAACTGCGTATGCAGGGTCTGACGCCCGGAACGGAAGCGTACAACAACGCGATGCAGAACACGTTGCGCGTTCAAGGCCAGCAGCAAGACCAGTTGGCGAATCAAGCTGTCGTTACCGGCAATCAGCTCGCTAACAACAATTACGCGTCAGCGCTGGCCGGCTATCAGGCGGGCAACTCGGCACAAAATCAAGCCTACTCGCAAGGACTGAGCAGCTTCGATGCAGCTAATGCGGCAAATGGTCAAGCCTACAGTCAGGCACTTGGGACATACGGCGTAAACCAGCAAGCTATTCAAATCAGCAATGCTGCCCAGCAGCAGTCTTATTCCCAGGCGATGCAGAAATACCAAACTGCTTACGCAAATGCATACCAGGACTACTTGCAGCCGTTGAACAGCATGAATGCTGTGATGTCTGGACAGCAGGTTAACGCGCCAACGATGCCTGGCTTTGCGTCGTCGGGTTACTCGCCCGGTGCGGATTATTCGGGAGCAGCCAGCGCGACAGGACAATACAACTCTGGTGTCGCTGCACAAAACAGTGCGAATGCGAGTTCGACCATGGGTGGCGTGGGCGCGTTGGCGATGGCGGCGGCGGTCGCATTCTAATGGCAAACGTAGACTTCGACTCCGTGATCGATGCCCATCAGCGCATTGCTGTTCAGTTCAGCGGTGGCCGCGATAGCTTGGCTTTGCTGCTTGCCTTGCGCCCGTATTGGGATCGCATCACGGTCTACTACACGAACAGCGGCGACGCGTATCCAGAAACCCAAGCACTCATCGACGCGGTTAAAAACGTCGTGCCGCACTTCGTTGAAATTATGGGGCGCGTTAACGAGGTTCATGAGCAGATGGGCTGGCCTAGTGATGTCATGCAGCCGGGTACTGGCTTCCAGTTTGCCCGCGAAGACATCGACGGCTACGTGCCATTGATCGACCGCCACAACTGCTGCTTCCACTCGATTATGGTTCCCATGCACGAGCGCATGAAAGCAGACGGCATCACGTTGCTGATGCGCGGGCAGCGAGACGAAGACAGTACCAAAAGCCATGTCGTGAATGGATCGGTAATTGAAGGCATTCAACTGCTATTTCCGATAGCGCATTGGACGACGGAAGATGTCGAAAAGTGCATAGTGGATCACGGCATTCCTTTGCCGCCGTTCTATGCAGCAGGTATGACATCGACGCCTGACTGCATGCGTTGCACTGCATGGCTTGAACACGGTGCCCATAAATACCTTGTAGTGAACCATCCAGAAGTTGCGTCCGAAGTGAATGCACGGCTGATAAAAATAAAAGTGGTCGTTGAGCCGTTTATTCGTCGTCTCAATGAAGCACAGGAGACATTGAATGACAAATAACTGGTTCGGCGGTTCCTCTACGCCATCTGATCCGAGTACGTTTAATTACGACATTGAAGCGCAAAAGCTGGCACGACAGCGCCAAGCTGCTCAGGCATTACAGGCATTGGGCGCGCAGTCCAATCAAGGGCAGTTCATCAAAAGCGGCGACTTTACGGGCTTCGCGGGTGGTAATTCGGTTGGTTCCACACTCGCCCGTATCCTCGCGGGAGCGCTAAGTGTGAAGGCAAATGACGAAGCCGACGACAAGCAAAAACAACTCACGCAGGATTCGCAAGATGCTTTGGCATGGGCGATGGACCCCAAGAACTCGCCAGCGGGTCAACGTGCTGCCGCCGAACAGATGCAAAAAGAAGCAGATGCAGAGCTTCAACGCGAAGCGAATCGCACGCTTCAAGGCGGTGAGCGTATCGACCCGAATGCGGATCAATCACCTGATGTGCAGACCTTTGCAGTCGATACGCCGACTACGGCCATCATTCCATTAGCAAAGGCAGCAGCTAAGGCGCTTGGATCGAAGACAGGTTCCGCGCAGCCTAGCGCGGTGGTTCCCGCCGTGAGTGCGCCGATAGGGCCATCGCAAGCAGTTACAGGTGGACCGCAAAGTTTCGGATCAGGCAGCGGCTTGTCGCGCAAGCTTGGCCCATCGACTAATCTGCCGACAGGTGCCAGTGGTGGCCTAAGCCCAGACGACATTGCGACGGCTGCGAAACTATTCGGTGGCGGCTCGCCATCACCAGCTCCGGCCCCAACAGGCAATGTGCGTGGCGCGTCACAGAGCGTCACTGGTGCGACTGCTCCTACTCCGTCAGCACCTGTGATGCCTCCAATCCCGCAACAGGGCCAATCGCCTATGCCGCAACCGCAACCGCAACCGCAAATGCCCCAGCAGGCGCCAACAGCTCCAATCGGTGATCCACGTTCCATGATAGATCAGGCTGTCGCCAATGCACAGCCGACACAAGCTGAACAGATCGCGCAACTGCAAGCCATTGCCCGCACTGGGCCGATGGGGCAGCAAATGGCGACGGCACAAATGAATGCAATGTTCGGCAGTAAAAACGGCCGCTTCAAAACGACCGTCATGGCCGACCCGGTTAACGGCGGCTTTATTCAAGTCACTGAAGATTCGGCGACTGGCGCAACCCAGCATCAGCGCATTGGTGGGGGTGGCGAAAAGCTCGTTGTCGGAGAGACCACAGACGAACATGGCAACCGCCTGAACAAACACAAAGACGGCAGCACATCACCGATGCTCGATGCCAACGGCAAGCCTGTCGTTGATTCCAGCGTCATTGCCCGCAATGACGAGCAGACTGCGAAGATCGGCGCTGCTGTCCAGTCGAACGCAAATGCGTTGGCAGCAATTGATACGGCCTTGGCGCGAAACAAGCGAATCGAGGAACTGTACGACTCGACCGAAACAGGCGTAGTGGCGGGCCATCTGCCTAACTGGACACCGGGTCGTCAAGAGCTGAACGCATTGCTTGCGCAGGACTTGTTCTCCGAAACGCGTAATGCTCTAGCGGGTGCTGGTGAGGCTGGCGGCGCACCACGTATGGCCCAAAGCGAGTTCCAGTACATGCGCGATAACGGCGGCTTGAAGCAGACAACCGACGCGAAGGCGGCGAAGAACATTATCGCCAGCATGAACGAGCAGTTGCTTAGACAAAAGCAGGCATTGCAGGATCACGCGGCCAGATTGCAGACCACGGCTCCAGGTGCGGCTGCTATTCCGAGTCGTGGTCAACAGGTTAGCGCCGCACAATACGGGTTCAAATAATGGCTGATCTACTCATCAACAATCCGAACTGGCAGCAGTTCGCAGGCGGGCTTGAACAGGATCGCGGATTGCGACCGGGCTTGCTTGCCGGTGTGCTGAAAAATGAAACCGCTGGCGGTCATCCAGATGTGGTTGGCCGCACATCGTCCGCGGGCGCGCAGGGTGCATTCCAGTTCATGCCCGACACTGCAAAGCAGTACAACGTTAATGTCCGCGACACTGCCGATTCAACTCGTGGTGCTGCCGACTACCTGGGCGACTTATCGAAGAAGTACGGCGACCCCTTGCTTGCTGGGGCTGCTTACAACTGGGGGCCGGGTAACTTGGATAAGGCCATCAAGGCCGCTGCGGGTGCGGGTCTTCCCACTGATGCGCTGTCGCTTGCCAATCACGGCTTCCTGCCGAAAGAGACATCCGCGTATGTAGCGAAGCTGGCCGGTCATTTGGATACATCGTCTTCAGTTCAGCCGTTTAGTCCTGATGTAGTGGCATCAACTCAAAGTGCAGTCGTGGGCATGATTCAAAGTGGCGCATCGCCGCAAGCAGTCGTGCAGTCGCTTGCGAAGTCGCCCGTGTCGTCTATGATCCAGCACATGACATCGAGCGGCATGTCAGCCGATGACATTGTGCAGCAGGTTGGCGGTTCGCCATTGGCGCAATACCAAGCAGCTCGCCAGAAGTTAAATGAGCAAGGCTTCGTGACGAACCTTGCGCGAGGCGCAGGCAATGCCGTATCTGACATTGCCGGTGGTGTTCGCCAATTGGCAAATCGCGTTACTGGCGACGATGCCACGCTTAAGCAGCTACAAGCACAACAGGCTAAGGCTGAAGCCGATCCGATGCGTCAGGCACTCGGCAATACAGCAGGCGGTCAGATTGGTAATGTGGGCGTCAAGGCGCTGCCATACGTGGCTGCTGGCGTGCTTGCTCCCGAAGGTTTGATTCCTGCCTTGATTGCAAACGGCGCAGCCGGTGCTGGCATGGGCGCACTGACGCCAACAACTGGCGACGGTCAAATTTTGAAGAACATAGCGACTGAAGGCGCACTTGGCGCAGTCGGTGGCGGTATTGGTTACGGTGCAGGGAAGGGCTTGGCCGCTATCGCTGGTAAGGCACTAGGTGGCGATGCTGCCGCTACTGCTCGACTCGCTGACGCACAAGCTCAAGGCCTGCCGACCACTGTCGCGGGTGTCAACGGCCCGAATGGGTTCTGGCGCAACATCGCGGATTCGATGCCGCAAAACGGCAAAGTAATCAGCAGTCAGGCAGACGGCGAAGCTGCAATCGCGGGCAAGGTCGCGGAAGGCATGGGACTCAAGAACTATGCGGGGCCAATCGATACCAACATGTTGAACGCTGCGCGTCCCGGCATCAAGCAGGCATTGGACGACGCCACGAATGTGCAAATCCTGTTGCCGCAATCAATGAAGGCCGATCTTCAGGCACTGGTCAAGTCAGGCACCAATCCGCTGACTGAAGGCATCGCCAATAACAACGTCGTGCATACCGCAATCGGAAATCTCACCAAAGCCATTGACGCGGGCACGCCGGTTGCTGGTGCTGATGTCCAGGGACTCGCTAGTGAGCTGAAAAGCGTTCTGTACAGCCAAGGCACGACGCATGGTGAAAAGCAGTTGGCCGGACAGGTCATCGACAAGATCAACAATGCGCTGACCAGCAACATGACGCCTGAACAGCAAAGCACTTTCAAGGCCGCGAACGATCAGTATCGCAGTCTGCTTGCTGTACAAAAGATGGTCAAGGCCAGCAATGATACAGGTGTCGTCACTCCGCGCCAGATGCTGCAAGCAGCAAAGACAGGTTCGTTTAGCAATGCATTCCTGAAAGGCGATGCGCCGTATCAAGACCTTGCGGGCGTCGCAGCCGATCTGTACGGACCATCAGGCGGTCACGGATTGGGTTCGATTATCGGTAAAGCCATCGGCGGCAATGGACTCGACACAGCAGCGGTACTGGTGCATCCAAGTCCGGTAACGCTCGCGGGCGTGGGTGCGAAGCAGCTTGTATCTAGTCTGTTGGCCAGGGCCGCAACTTCGCAGAATCCGACCATGATCCGCATGCTCACAGGTGCGGGTGGTAAGCCACTCGATCCTGTATTGGCAAGCGTGATCGCGAAAGCATTAGGCGCGACTACGGCAGGAAGCGCAGGTTCGCTTGGCGAGTAAATAACGATAGCGGCATGAGCCGCAAAGAATAATAAGAGGGTCAACCCCATGTCATACAACGGTTCTGGCACGTACGTGCCGCCTGCTGGTCAGCCAGTAGCAACAGGCACTGTCATTCAATCTGCCACGTTCAATACGCTCGTGACAGACATCGGCAACACGTTCAACAACGTGCTACCACGCGACGGCCAAGCGTCAATGTCGAGTCAGCTCAAGCTCATCGACGGCACCAGCAGTGTGCCAAGCATCGCGTTCAACAGCGAAGCATCGTCGGGCATTTTTCGTCCGGCATCTGGAATGCTGGCACTTGTCGCATCAGGTGTAGAGAACCTGCGCATCAACAGTGCGGGACGAGTGCTGATTGGCACCACAACGGACGACGGCACCAACAAGCTGCAAATCAACGGTCCCACTAAGGTCACTGGCGCGTTAACTGCAACTGGCGCAGTGACCGGAGCATCGTTTGTCGGCCCGCTGACTGGCACCGTAACCGGCAATGTGACCGGCAACGTCACAGGCAATGTAAGCGGAACTTTGACGGGTAACGTCAATGGCAACGTGACAGGCAATGTGACCGGCAACGTCACAGGCACTGCCGCGAACGTTACAGGTACGGTAGCGATTGCAAATGGTGGCACTGGCGCGTCCGTCGCTGGGATCGCCCTCACCAACTTGGGTGCGATGCCGTCCGCAGTATTTGCACCGGGAGCCTTGGCGGAAGTTGGGCGGTATTTCGACTTCCATGGAACGTCAAACGCCAACGACCACGACATTCGTTTTGACTGTGGGCCAACGCCTGGATCAACTGGTACTGGAAATGGTGTTTGGACGTGCGGTTCGATGAACTTTGCGGCGCCGGGTGGTGGCTACAGTCCGGTATACGCTGGGGGGTACACCGCCTACGGTTCCGGCGGATCAAATGCAAATCTATACGCTGGTGCTGGTTATACAGGCCTTTACCTCTATGCACCAGGTGGCATAAAACAGATCCGAGTAGGCGGTAGCAATAATCTTGAGTTTGTCAACGCAACAAACTCAGCGCTTTGTGCATACCTAACGGATACCGGGCAGTTTGTTGCGAACCAGATTACACAAACCTCCGACGAGCGTAAGAAAATGAATTGGAAGCACCTGACCGATGCACAGTTGGACGCGTTGGCAGACATGAAACTGGCTGGCACCTTTGACTGGATCGACGGCACTGGTCCGTCTGTCGGCGGCTCCGCGCAGGAGATTCGTGCCATCGTGCCGGAAGCGGTGCATGAGGACGAACAAGGCAGTTTGACGGTCAACTACGGCGGGCTGTGCTTCGCCATGCAACAAGCAACACTGCGCCGCCTGTGGGGTACGAAATGACCCTACAAGCAAGCGGCGTCATCAGCCTCACCGATGTGATGAATGAAATCCGCCTAGTCAATCCGGGCCGCGCCTACCCGATTAGTTTGGGCGATGCCGATGTGCTAGCACTTGCGGGAAAGGGCGCGTCGCCGATCTCTTTATCAGACCTCTACGGTAAAAGCTCTTACATTCCCATGAATGTGACGGGTCATAGCGACAGCCAGAGCGCAAGCTCGGGCGCTGGCGGCACCGTTACATGCCATCCAAGCGTCTCCGTCACCAACGGTAGCGGCGGCTACACCTACAGCTGGTCATTTACCAGCAACCCGAATAGCTGCGGGCTGGGTGCATCCACGAGTGCCGCATGCAACGTCTCGCACAACTACACCACGAATGCCTTCGGCGGTGCGACTGCTACGCTTCAATGCGTGGTGACTGACAACACAGGTCATGTAGTGACAGCCTCGGGCATCACTGCCGCCTTGGATTGGTCCAATTAACAGGTAAACGACAATGGATTTTTTCAAACACATGGTAACTGGCATCGACAATCAGACTGTCGATGTCGCCCGCGTACTCTGGATCATAGGCGCGCTGTCGTTCCTTGGCTTATCGGCTTACGACATCTACAGGTCAGGCAGCTTTGACATGGTGAACTACGCGATGGCGTACAGCGGCTTATTGGCCGGTGGCGCAGCGGGCGTGAAGATCAAGGCAAGCACGGAGCCTGCCCCCCAATGAGCAGCGAAGTAATAGCAGCAGTTAAACATACCCTAGACGTTATCGCAGCGAGTGTGACTGTGCTTACAATCATCAAGGTCTTACCAGCGATCACGGCTGGACTTGCGGCAATCTGGTATCTGATGGGTTTGTACGAGAAGATCACTGGACGCCCGTTCAGTGAATCCCGTTGTGCTCGATTCCTTACAGGCAGGTAGATCAGGCCCGCCAGGTCTATTGCCTTCACAACCGTAGTCGGTCGCAATCCAGACCTTCAACGGTTATACCTGACCGCTCCTAACGATTGTTTAGCTGGCGTAGCTGATAAGTTCAATAAGGGTACTTTGAATGCCAACCGGGTTTTTCGTTCATTTTCCCGATGAAATGATCAATTACAGCCTTAACAGTCCGATGAGGATCAGGCGTTAGAAAAAGGTGTTTCCATAACGTGTCAACGTCAGCGAGGGTTGACCGCCTGTCAGCGCTCTTCATGTGGATGATCCGATTTCTGACCGATTTAAGCTGTTTGTATTTTGTCCAGCATGGCGATTTCTTTGGGGTCGTACATTTCAGGAAATGCGGAAGAACTTTGTCTAGCTTCTCGTCAATCTCAAGGCTTCGTTCAATCTCTGCTTTGCTCAATTCTTGCAGTAATTTTGTTTTTCGGTTGACCCAAGAATAAACCAAGTCGTTTGGAAGAGCCTCGTTTACAAAGGCCTCTAGCCCCGTGAATGCTAGTATTATTGCTTCCATTATTCGCTCAACGCAATCAAAAGCCTCATCGTCGTTTTCGAATGAGACGTGACTTCTCGTGGGGTCGTCTATTCCATTTTTATTGCGTATGGTTTGGGCAGAGGCATAGGCCCTTGCCGCCGAGTTGAGCATTAGTGCAGTCGCGTTAGGTAGTGGAATCGTGAGTTGCGTTTTCTTTGTGAGCTGGCTAACTGACACAACGGTCATTCGCGCCCCAGCGGGAACTACCTGGCCACTCCATGGATTTAACCAATCACTGGCCAAGCGAGTCACAGCATGGAGGCGCCAGTCATCCATGGACGGATCTTTCCTGTAGTCAATTTCTTTCATCTCTAGTCTCCATTTAGTAGCCGATAGACATAAGCGTATCTGTTAGTGCTTAATAATGCTCATTTGTAAATCTGCAAACAGTCAACCACAACTCTATCATGTTGCACCCCGTCAATCTAGTGGTGCGTTCATACTCTCGGTTACTTGCAATCGAACTTCTGTTTCAATCAGCGAAGCGCCTGGGAGCTTGCGACCTCTGGGTGTTGGTGTTTGGTTTTCTTCCAGGTGGCGGGCCGGGGAGCGATAGCGACGAGGCCGCTGGAACGCAGTGACCTCTGGATTTGAAGAAAGGAAATTGGTTTCGGCGAAAGCGACTTCAATGCCAGGTAACTGAGCGACAGCGAAGTTCGGCATTGAAGTCCCCTGACGCCTGAGCGATAGCGAAGATGTCAGGTGACTTTGATTACGAAGGAATCGCCAAGAATTTTTGACGAAGTCATAGAATTACCTAAAAGAAAAGCGAAATAGGGAATAACAAGCTGTCAGGTATTAACAGTGCTCACCTGCTGCGTGCTTCGCTTGCATCAGGGGAGTACTCGTTGCAGCGTTGTTTGTTTCACGCACAACGCTTTTCAACTCATACTCTGTTTCACATAACTCATCTGCAAAACATCTAAAATCAACAGTCACAATTATTCCTTAATCCTCCTCCCGTTTTGTTCGAAAGGTTTTGCCCAACCACATCCTCCTCTGCGAGTCAGCTCCTGCTGTTACCCGTTCGATGTTCTACCTGCAACTACCAAGTTTCTGGCTTTACGTTAGGATAGTCCGTGGTGTCCTAGGAGTTCAGGTCTCATCTCCCTCTTTGCCCAAGCCATCGACTTCCCTTGGGTGACTAAAACTTCAGTACGTCTGGCAGTCCCGTAGTTGGCTGCTCCCGTACATTGGCTACTATCTCATGTGTGACAGTATTGATCAGCGTTGTGTGATCGATTGGCAATGGGGAAGTTGGGTGATAAAAGAAAAACCCCACATGGGACGAGCATGTGGGGTTTGGGTACTATGCAGTGAGACTTCACTACACCTAGAAAACCTTAACCATCGCAACCTCGTCCGCTGCCTATACATCTATTTAGGAACCTGCGTCTAAACGCTGGAACACATCCATGGTACGCGAGCGGTGGCAGATTTCAAATTGTTCCTGACGGATGCCCAAAAATGTCGACGGGCTGATGTGTGATCGCTTTCGCTGATCCAGTTGCAGCTAGTGAGATCACATTTCCGTGGTCACGTACGACTGTCAGATTGACATCTGGGCTCTGGAGCCCGCATAGGCACTGGCTTTCCCATCGAGGAAATCGCTCTCCTGCACCAGTACACACGAAACCGCCGGATTGTCAGGTTTGCTCCCAGTTGTCGGTTAAACCGACATCGCCCTTCGTTAGCCTGATTCGGCTTGAGTGCCGCCTATCTGCCATTTCGATGACTTTCCTTTTGTAATCAATAGTTTGCAAGCGATTTTGGAATTTTATTTGGTAATCGCCGTTTCAATACCATAGAAAGTTGATCTGATTTGCATCATAAAAATGGAAAGTTCAGTTTAATGGACGGAATTTTCCGCCGCGATGTTTGGCGAATCAGAAAGATGGAAAAACTGAAGCCCGGGGAGCCAAATTGTTCAATTTTCTCGGCCAAAATCGCAAAAATGGCCCAATCAACTCTTGGCGTGAATTTTGAGTTATTCATTTTGAGTTTTAAAATGTCTTCATCGATTGCGCAATCGCTCCATTGGAATTAAAAGAACCCTTGATTGAAAGATGAAAAATGAATACTACTATCGCTGAAGAACAAACCGCGCAACCAGACCTGAAAATCGTGGTGGATAATGTTACCGCCAAAGTAGATGCTCCCGAAACCGTGGCGAATGTACCTGATAACAACGTCTCTACTGACTTGGTTGAAGTTCCGATTGATGAAAATTTTACTTCTTCAATCGATCTCGACAAACTCACGGCTCATGTTGTTGATCCAGATAAAAAATTGCTCAACAAATTTCAAATTGAAATTCAAGTAATTTCAATGGCTGGCTCTGCTCTGCGGGTAGAGCAAAAAAATTCTGAACTTAAACATGAAAACACCGCAGTCAGTGGCTTGGCTAAAATTCTTGGTGTGTACCACAAGTATTTTGATAATGCCGATACAGGGGTTACTACGATTTTGATGGATGAGCTTTACAAAGTAAGTAAAGTTAAGCTGAAAACGGCACGCACAACGGCATTCCATCTTCTGTCACGGATTTATCGTGACTCTGACCGTAAACAAGCATCATCTGACGCGAAAATTCTTATCCAGGCGCATGAGGCAAAGCGCACGGAACAAGATTTTGCAGAATGGGTTAAAGGGCTCGGCGGATTGAATAAGATTAAAAATGGAATCGCTGTGGATGAATCAAAAGAAAAACAATCGAAAGCACTTGATTCCACAGTCCTGTACAAGCGTGTGCTTGACTCCATTGTGGATACACATAAGGCCAAGCTTTGGATTGAGCTTTGCAAAATTGAGGTCAACTCTATTCCTGACCAGATCAAAGACATTTTGCCAAGTGGTGAACAATGGAAGCCGATTGTTGTGAAAATTCATGAAGGAGAAATGTGCTTCTATGAACTGAATGAATACCCGCCCGAAGATCAGATTGAAGATGAGAGCAACGAAGATTCGGGCAGTGTAGAAGAACCGGTGGTCTAAGGTCAATGAGTGAGATTGTCGGTTGAACCGACAATCCAGCCGTCCAAACAAGTATTACCCATAGGATTAGGTATGATGAACAAAAAACTGCAATACGAATTTTCACCAGATCACGGCGATGGAGTACATTGGAAACACAATTGGACACTCGATGAATCAGGTCATCGGGACACGGTGGAGCTGCAAGAAATGGTCGCTTGGTGTTACGAGAATTGGAACGATGATCCGGGCGATGACCATGAATGGCAATACGTGTTGATGGCCGACATTGACTATTCGTATGATAAGGGCAGGGCTTCTTGGAATACTATTGAGTATCATCATCACCTTTATTTTGGCACCGATGACGATCAATGGGCTGCTTTGTTCAAGCTGATGTGGTCTGACTTCATCGAGGTGTTGTCTGACTCAATCGCATACACGACGCTTAAGTAAACAAAAATCCCCTTACGCGGTAAAACGTTAGGGGATTTTGTACAACGGAGAAACGGCTATGACAAAACCGTGCAGTATTTATCACGTGGGGCACGGTAGGGCTGGGTTATAATTTCGACATTAAAGTGGCGCTGATAAACGAACACGGAGCCAATGCTGACATCATGAAAGCTGCTGAGTGGTGTAATGAAAGGTTCAACTCGGAGGATGCGTATGTAGTCTTCGAGCGGATCAGCCGCTATGAGATGTTTTCTTGTTCCTCGACAGGTTTGGTCGAAGTCGAGGATGCACGCGCGGTTCGCGTTAATGTTGCACTCAAGAATGCAAACGACGCTGTATTCTTTAAGCTGTCCTGGGGAATGAATCCTAGTAGCTGAGGCATGATTTGACATGCACTTTCACAAGGGATCGCCCGCAAGTGACTTAGGATTTCTCGGCTCAAGCATAAGCTTACGTGCATCCAAATGAAGTCCCATTAATCGATAGTATTGATGGGTCTTATAAGCCGGCTCCCTGCGATCGTGTCGCCCTTGATACATGAGGAAGAAATCGGACTCAGAAGCCGTGAGTCCGATAAGTATCTCGTCGCCCCTCGCATCGGACGCTAATGCGCCGACCGTTGTGAGGAATTTTCGGTCTAGTTCAGTTAGATTTAACAAAATGCCCTCTTGCTTTGGATCGTAAGATTGCAAGTGTATAGCGTTGGACCTCAATTTGAAGTGCGGCATTCGCCCGCCTAGCTGTAGGACATCCACCTACTGATTCGATTGGAGAACAACCCCTGAACCTACCAATCGGAGTAGCATTGATCGGAGCATCGTGCGGATTTATTGCCGCTACTTTTATCCATTCGGGTAAATTAATAGGGTTGCGCTATGAACCAGACGCAATTAAACAGAATTTGGATGGCTAGCGGTGGTTGTGAGATGGAGGCGCTGCGTGAAGCCCCGTATGTGGGCAATGATGGTGTTTCCGTCATCATTGTCCATCGGAGCAGTATCCTACAGACCATGACGATTGATAGGTGGTCACCCATGGGGCCAAATGGCCCCGATGCCGATACTTATGTGCGAAGGCGTGACAGTGACGACTTGGAGTGGAACGAGTGGCGCTCTTGCAGCGGTCGAGACTGTTGTTGAGAGTGCTCGCGTTCTATGTATGGCAGATTTAGCAATCGCGAGGAAATCTGACCGAGAATACAGTTCCTTCGGCTTCGGAGGAAGTAACGCTGATCGTCCCGTTATGGGCGACTACTGTCTCGTGGGCTATAAACAGTCCGAGTCCCAAGCTAGTTCTCGGCCGTCCCTCTTCATCGGGCTTGGAGTCTAATTGAACTAATGGCTGGAAGATGGTTTTGAACGATTCTTCGGGGATAACAGACCCCCAATTAGTCACCTTGAGGATAATAGCGTTATCGCTCCCAACTGCGTCCAGTGTCACGTTCTTGTCGGTGGAGCCATACTGTGCGGCATTGATCAAAAGGTTCGTCACCAATTGCCGTAGGCGAGTACCATCGAATGCCCCTGAAAGGTCGCCGCTGGGCTCAAAGACGATCGTGCTGTTTGGGTACATGGCCCGCGCATCAGCCACCGCAGCTCTACACACTTCCTGGGCATCTAGGGCGACTCGCACGATTGGCATGCCCCCTCCCAGTTGCAATCTTGCAAAACCCAAGAGGTCAGTCACCATCGCGCTCATCAGTATTGCGTTGCGCTTCGCCTTTTGCGCGAGGGCAGCCACTTGTTCTCGCGACACTACAGTATGCATAAGAAGGTCGCTGACCAGCGAAATGTTGGCGAGTGGGGCTCTCAAATCATGCCCCAGCACCGCGAGAAACAAATCTCTCGTGCGATCCGCTCGTGCAGCGTAGGTCACTATCGATTCCGCGAGTGCCTGATCGATTGCCTCGTTAAACCGAATCATTTCATAAGTCGTCGTCTCGGACATTTGATTGACGGAAGGCAACCAAAGGCGTAACACGGTCGCCCTAAGGGCGCGAAATTCGGAACTGAGCTGGAGCAATGAAAAATCGCTTTCTTGCCGAAGTCGGCCATGAGTTGCCGCTGCGCTTTCCTTTTCGCGAGTATCGTCCTTTTCACCTTGAGACTTGTCGTACTGCTGTTGTCTACTTTGGTACGTCTCAATGTCGGTAGCAATAGCGCAAAGTATGGCCTCGGCATGATCGGTAAGTGCCAAGTTTGACATCTCCCTTTCGGGTGGAGCTGTTTTTTTAGCGAAGGTCGTCCATTCGCTGAGGATCTCCGGCATACCGGAGCGTATGAAGGCTGAGAGGCTCATGCTGGAAAATTCCTTTGCAGAAAAAGTGACCCTTCACGTTCACAAGCTTTCACAAAGAAATTCGCAAAGCCTAGAGACAAGTTTAGCCTGAATTGCGGTGGAAGACGACTCAAAAGATGAGTGTGACCACTCCAGTGAATGGGTCAGGTTTCGCTGCAAATCAACAGCGATAGGCCAAAAGGCGTGATTCGACTGATACCGCAGCAGGACTGCCCGCAAGCTGATTTAGTTTCTGCTCTGTTCTGCTTGGCAAAGCTAATAGCCTATCAAAGGGGATTCACTCGCAAGTGGGTGTTTGCTTCCTTCGAGTGGTCAATCGATTTCGTGACGCACGCTCGGGCGCGAAGCGCACGGCGTATCGTTGCGTTTGCAAGTTTCTGCTGACCGGCGCAGGCGTAGCCAATCGAATAGACTTCTCATGCCGTGAACGTTGGAGCCCGTCCAGACCGGGGAGCTGTCACGGCGTATTTTGGAAGTTCGCCGTACGCGCCCGCCGCCAAAGAGCAATCGCTGGATGATTGGGGGAGGGACTTCTTCACTGATGAGATAGGCGAGGGCGTAGCGCCATCCAAATTCATCAGCCAGGTCAAGCGCCTCATCAATGACGCCTGCCAGGCAAACGCTTATGCGGCGTTCCTGAACATTAGGTAGCACGTTGTCTCCATCTTCGCGCGGCTGCGGTTGGCTCTGCGATGTTTTAGGTGGTCTATCCACCTTACCATGCCTGCTTTGCTCTCGCGATTTAGGATTTCAATCACCGGGGGAAATGTTGGCGCCAAGCCACAGCTATCATGAAGTACTATGCGCTACTTCCGTACCCCGGCTTCCAATGCTGACATGGACCTATTGCTCTTTGCCCTCGGCCACGTATTTCCAAGTTGAATTAGGCCGTCTGCACCACAGTCGGGATCGATACCAGCGGACTTCGCGAAAGCTATCGACATCTTCCACTTGTTAGCACTCTTTCTCTCACTTCTGGTGGTACTTGATGATGGCGAAGGTAATTGGCGGCTTCGGCGAGCCCAGCCAGCGCCATCAGTGTCATCGCGTGTTGGACGATGGTTGCAGTGCGTACATCTTTTCTCACTTCTTCTAATGCAATTGAAGGCTGAGACATGGCATTCATCCCTCCAACTAATGAGCTTGGATTTGCAGGCGCTCAGGTGTAGAAGCGGTCTGTATTTGAATGTTAGCTCGTCCGAGCGCCGGTCGCAAGAGAACGGCAATTGTGCGCTACCGCACGGATGGCCCTCTCTTTACTTACTATATTGATAGTGGCAGAGTGAGGAGAGTGTCATGTTCGATGATCGGGAGAATAGCGGTCACGAGGACCGGGCTAGGGTCAATACAAATGATGCATGGCAGGTCGCGTATTGGACGCGGGTCCTAGGGCTAACAGAGGACCGGCTGATGGCGCTGGTTAAGGAAGTCGGACCCCTGGTCGCCAATTTGAAAAAAAAATTGGGAGGATAAGGAGGAACCTATGAGGCCGAACAGCTATCGAGGGTGTGAAATCGATTGTTCTGTCAAGGGGGTTAAACGTGGAAAGGCAAGCATCAAGTGGAAGTGCGTTGTCCATATCACGGCTCTAGGTCCCAAGGAATATTCGGACTTGGAGTTGATCGTAAGTGCTTGGAGTGCGGGTGGCGCGCGCGCCAATGCCGTCAAGCATGCTATGACTTACATTGATGAGTTTCTTGGACCATAGGCCTATTGCTGCGGGACTGTGCCGTAGCGCCAATGTCATTAAGAAATGCAGCCGCGAACTCAGCGCCATGCATGCGCTCCAACTCTGCAGCCACGGCAATGCAGCGATCGAGCAGCCAGGTCGGCATGGGTGCGACGGGTTCGTTTTTTTGCATGTTCATGTCAACCTCCTGAACTCAGTATAGGCCATGGGGTTGGCTCAAGATTGATCTAACTCAAAGGGGCGAGGAGTAATGTCGAAGAAGTCATTTGCTATCTTTTATCCACAGTCGCCTCGGAATCGAGAGTAAATTTTAATCACTTCTATCGGGGGAGGATGGTTATGCCAAGAGGAGCCAGCCCGAAGCGCGAGCGAGAGTACAAAATGCTCGAGCGCAAGTTCAAGAAGGAAGGTCGTTATTCTGGACGCGAGGAGGAAGTTGCGGCCCGTATCGTGAACAAGCAGCGCGCCGAATCGGGCGAAACCAAGTATCGTCATAAGCCACCACGCCGTACTGCATCAAGGCGCAAGAGCAGAGGTGCGCGAGCAGCAACACGTCGCCGTAGGGCAGCCTGACTGAAAAACACTGCTCCCTAAGCTTCGGAGGACGTTACGTTGATAGTCTCGCGTCTCTTGCGCAATGAACAAGCTAGGTTCCGGTTTGCTTTGCCTACGTCCAAGAGTCTGGGCTAATTTATTCGCCGTTGAACACGGCCATGGCTTTCGACGCGACCTCGCTAGGCAGCGAGTGCAGGTAGACCATCGTGCTGCTGATCTGCTTGTGGCCTAAAAACTTCTGCACCATGGTGATGTCCATGCCCGCCCGCAATAGGCGAGTAGCGGTCGTATGCCTGAACGTATGGCTGGTGATCTTGCCGCCTTCGTCCGTTATACCCGCACGTTTTACCGCGTCTCTCACCCACGGTGCTACGCCGTTTTTCTCGCCGCATTTGAACGGGAATACAAAGTTGTTCGTGCGTGTCAGGTAGCGACGTTCCATGACTGCCCGCAGTGCGTTCGACATCAGGGCCAATGTGTCGTTGCCGTTTTTAAGACGACGCACCAAGCAAGTATTTCGTTCGAAGTCGATGTCGGACCACTGCAAGTTGGTTGCCTCGGTGATGCGCGCAGCTAAGTGCGACAGACAAACGATTAGATCTTGGTTGTCCTGCCGACATCTATCCTTGTTCGCGTTCTTGCCGTTGTACTTGATGTCTGGAGAAAGCTGAGCAAGGATTGCAGCTTCCTCTTCAAGTGTGATCACTCGGAAACGGGTTTGGGGTGGCTTGATACGATCAAGCTTAGGGCCGGGTGATAGGCGCTTGTCCACGCAGTAGTTGACAAGCGCATTCCAGTAGTTGATGAAAAGCGCCACGGTGGCAGGCGCTCGGCCAAGCGTCTTCATTTGATGTACAGCGGCTTGCACATGGTGCTTTTGGATTGACTTCATCGGCCCGTCTGGCAATAATTTTTTCCAGTGCCGCATTTGTTGTTCCGCGACGCCATAGCCTTTGGTGTGCTTGCGGATTTCCAGAAAGCCGTCGATTGCTTCATACAGCGTTACTGGCCGTTCGCCCAAGACCTTGATTTGTTGAACGGCTTCATGGTCCCACTTGCGGGCGATCTTAGTTGCTAGTGCCTTGTCGGCTGTTTTGGTCGAACGGTTTAGCATTACGCCATCGACCATTTTGCGCCATTGCCAGGTTCCGTTGCGCAGATAGATTGCCAT